TTTTCCAGCTTTATTTTCTTGTTCCTTTACTAGTTTATACTTCATGTTATACATATTAAAAAAGCTTCTTAACATCAAGTCCTGAACCTTTTTGTACATATGTACCATCCTTAGTTTTAGGAACTAATTTGTATTTATATGCCTTAACATAATAATTATCAGTAACTCCATCAGGCCCAGCTTTAGGTCCAGGTCCTAGTATAGCTCCTGGATTTTTGCTATTTTCATTTATAATAGAATTAGATAAATTAACATTTACATTATTCCCACCTTTTAAATAGTCTAAAACAACCAAATAATCGTCATCTGATAATATTAGATCATAATTATTTACTCTATATTTTATTCCTTCTTTATCTAAAATTCGTGTAGATAATTCCATATCATCTAAAGTACCAGGTCTAAAGGTAATAGCTTTTTCCTCATTAACATTAGTAGTTGTTTTTAATGTTTTTGATAATTGTAATGCTTTATAGTATTTTTGGTTTTTATCCCCTAATTGTACTCCTTTTTTATCTTTATCCTTATCCATTTTTCTCATACGAGCCAATTCTTTATTAATTAAAGATAAGGGAATTTTTTCTCCTTTTTTAATACCTAATCTTTTTCTTACAGTACCCTGTTTTAAATTACCTGCTTTTTTACCTTTAGCAGCCATTTTTTCATAAGTATCACCTTCACCTAAACCACCTGGTCCCTTTAATTTTTTACCATTTACATCTCTATCATATCCACAAGTACCTTCATTTACATCTTCTTTATCTTTTTTAACTAATTTATATCCTAATTTAGTTAAGGCACCTACATTGGGTTTAGAACCTTTTTTTCTAAAAGCAAAAGGGGTATTATATGCACCAGCAGCTCCAGATAGTGATATTTCATCTACTTCTCCTTCTCCAAACATCTGAATTCTTTTGTATTCATCTGGATATTCATTACGAAGGTGTTTTCTAATTTTATTTCTTAATATTTTGGCCTCTTCAAAAAATTCTCTAAATTTTTCATCAGATTTAGTTTTAGTGTAAACTCCTCTAGAAGTAGTAATTAATTCGTCAGCATCATCTAATAGTTTATCAAAAGCGGGAAGAGTTTCTACTTTCCAAGATACTTGTCCTGTTTCGGGATTTACATCAGTAACTGTATATTTAGTATCACCATCTTTACTAAAAGTTACTTTTCCTACTTCTTGTTTAGATTGAGGTATACCAGTAGCCTTTTCAGCTGCTTCTGGAGAAGCAGTTTTAGACATTTCATTAAGTTTATACTTGTAAGCCATTTGCTACTTGAATTTCATTTACTAATTGGTAAAAACGTAACAAATCAACTAAATTACTATCACCTACTTTATCGGTTTTTTCCAATTCAGTTAGATATTTAGCTACTTCATTTATTTTAATTTGAGTAGCCTTATCTTTAATATTTTTATTTTCCTTAGATATAATACTTTTTAATTCATTAATTTTAGTATTATAAAAATTTCTTAAATCTGGAGTAGAATCTACAGAATTAATATATTCTTTTAAAATAGATTTTTGATCGGATGTTAATGAATCATACTTACTATTAAATTTTTCTAATAATACTTTATAAGTTAAAGTTCTTACATCTTTATCATATTTGGAAAACTCCTCTAGTACTGTAGGTTCAATATCTTGTTTAATTTCTTTTTTAGTTAAATGTTCTAATAAAGTAATTTTATTATCTACTAATTGTTTAGGATGTGATATATTTTTTGAATTTATACCTTCTATTAAAGTATATAAAGCTGCTAATTCTTTATAATTACCTACTTTAGAACCAAAAAAGGATTCTATATTATAATGTTTTTTTATTTCATTAATTAAATTATATTTTTGTTTCTTAAGAGATTTTCTATTGAATTTAGTAGAAGCCTCTAACAAAGTATCTATAACTAAAGTAGCTCTACTTTCAGAAACAACTTTAGACTTAAGGATAGATTCATATAATTTATATTCCTTACCTAAGGAGGTATTAACAAAATATTCCTTTAGTATATCTATAGCGGGGGAATTATCACCCTTTAAAGTATCAGCTGTAATCTGGCGTACTAATAATTCAAATAATACACCTGTATTTCTGTACTTTGAATGTTTAATTTTCATCAAAAAATATATTTATTTATAAATATTAAGAGGATTTTACTTCTTTAATTGTTTTTCATCTAATAATGAAGTAGTATCTTTATCTTCTTCAAATATTAATTTCTTTTTATTTAGTTTTTTAAACATATCTTTATGTTTAAGGTAAGTAGTTTTAGCAGATTCAAGTGCCATAGGGCTACCTCCTTTAAAATTATTTTTAATAGCATTAGAATCATTTTTATCTTTATCCTTCATTCGTTTTACTCCTAATCTATCCTTACCAAAATTATCATCTTGAGTATTACGTTTTATATTAGTAGTTTTTGGTCTGCCTAACTGAGGATCATCAGCAGCATATTTTTCTGGATCGGGTACTGCTCCAGGATCAGTATACATTCTTCCTTTACCATATAAAGAAGCTAAATCATGTGGAGTACCATAGGATTTACCAGTTTCAACTGGGTCATTACCTTCTGCTTGTATTTGAGCTATTCTGAATTTACGTTTAGCATCTTCTCTAGTAAGATCTCTATATTCATCATATTGGTCTTCACTAAACTGATATACATTATCATATATCCAATCAGAAGGTACTAGACCCTGCTCTAACATTTGCCCAGATAATTCAGTTTTGGATTTTAATAATTCTATTTTTTCTTGTTCTAGTATAATAGATGGACTAGCCATATTTAAAGTAAAATTAGTTAAAGTTTCATCTGTATACCCTTGAGTATATAAATGAACTAAAGCTATTTTATTTAATTCTGATAGTACTATTCTTTGGATTCTTTCAATTGTACGAGCAAATCTAATGTCTTGTTGTGCTAATGTAGCTTTACCTTCTACTCCTTCTTCATACCCTAAAAATGCCTTAGGAATTTTAAGAGCAGCAAATAATTTACCTCTTAAATACTCTACATCTTGTATACCATCATACTGTAAACCAGGTGTGGTTTCTATTTTTGTAGTAGCATCATTGCCTCTAATAGGAATATAAAAATCTTCTAACATATTTTGCATGTTATACTTTAAATTATATTCCCCTGTTTTATTATCCTGGAATGGGGTACGTTTAAGTTGTGAAATAGTTTTTTGCATAAATGTTTCTATTTCATTAGGAGGAATTGAACCAACATTCATATAAAAAATACGTTTTTCAGGAGCACGAGCAATTCTATGAATCAACATTGCATCTTCCATTAACACATATTGTTTATAAAGTTTACGGGCGGGTTCAATATAAGCTCTACCATAAGGAAGATAATTAACATCTGAAATAAGTCTAAAATGAGCCATTTCGTAGTTATCAAAGAATATACCAGTTTCATTTTGTAAATTACCAGATGCAGCACCGGGTACAGGATACATACCTGAACTTAAATTATCATATCCGTCTGGAGCATATCTAAATCTTATTTCAGCCGGATTTTCAGGATTAAATGCTTCTTGTCTTTCTATATGGTAAGCAGTATAAGGTATAGCATTATAAACACCAAACTTTTCTGCTATTTCTAATTTTAAGAAAAAATCACCATATTTACACATTTGTCTAATCCACATCCAAAGATTGAATTCTATATTTAAAACATCATAAAATAAATTATATAATATTTTTTGTATATCTTCATTAGCACTTCTAATTTGAATTACTTCCCCCATATCATTTTTTAGGGTTGATTCATCACATAATACATCTAAAGCAGAAGCTATAATAGCATCTTGATCCATTAAATCATACTCAGAATAAAGTTGTGGTCTTAAATACTGATAATTTACATTAAATTGAGCACCATATAAGGAAGTAGGGCTAGTAGAATATATTCTATTATATCTATCAATTAATGAATTAGTAGCTAGTTCACCGGTGGCTTGAATTTTTCCACTATCAATTACTTTAACTTGATTACCACCTACATTTCTTATTATTACATCTGTAGAAAATAATCTTTTTAACCTTGAAAATACGCTTTTATCAGCCATAGTATATTATTATTAT